CAACAAGGCTATTGCCAAGCCTGGGCCGAAAATCACCGGCGACATCAAGGGCATCAACACGATACTGATCGGGCGAGATGCGTTGCAGGAACTAAAGCAGGCCGAGCCTGTGCAAGCGGAGTCGGAAGTTTGTGACGAGTGCGACGGTACTGGATGGGTTGCGGCATCACAGCACCATATCGAGTGTCCGAAATGCACCGCCGAGCCTGCGCAAGCGGAGCCGGTGGCGTGGCAAGGTGTACATGACAAGACCGATCTCTACTATCGCAAGCCAGCACAGGCTGACGTTAGACCTCTTTACCCCGCACCCCAGCGTACCTGGGTGGGGCTGACGGATGAGGATGTGAAGGAAGCCGTGCTGGCCGACCCGATTGGCGGCGCGGCCCTGATGTCGATGATGCGTGACGAAGTGATGGTGGCAAACGTTCGCCAAGCCATTAACAGAATCGCCCGCGCCATCGAAGCCAAGCTGAAGGAGAAGAACACATGAGCAAACACACCATCGACCAATACGCAACCGAAGAAGAAACAGCAGCACTTATACGTCCCGACACTCGCAGTGATGCACAGAAACGGCTGGACGCCATGCTTGATGATCTCGGCGCGTTTGAGCAGGGTGCAGAACCCTACTCAGTCCTGTACAAGATCACGCTCAAGCTGCTGGAGGAACAAGGTGAGAAGCAGCCCACAGGCGGCAACGTCATCAGTCAGATGCAGCGCGACGAGGCCCTGCTGCGGCAGGCGCTGGAGTTCATGAACGAACTGCTGCCAGCCACCAGTGAAATCAGCGCCGAGCATTTGAGCGATCCGACGCTGCTGCGCGATCTTGAACTGCGCGACGCCATCAAGGAACGACTGTCATGAGCGGAGACCACAACATGAACCAAAAGCCACATACCCCTAGGGGTGGGCAAAGTGGTGGGCACCCCACCCTCGGCGAGTATCTACGCGGCCTGCGTCTGTGCCAAGGAGAGATGAGTCTGGACAAGATGGCCGAGCGTATCGGCTGCTCCAAGTCCTACCTGTGGGATGTGGAGAACGACAAAACCATGCCCACGCTGGCAAAAGCTGCGGAGATGGCAAAGGCGTACAAGACCAGCCTCAACCAGATGGGGAGATACCTGTGAAGCCCGTTGCATGGATCAAGGTACGAGAACTGACCGCCATGAAAGCGGTGGCTGAATACAGCGTAACCGCGTGGAAAACCAACCTTGGGCTTGTGCCAGAGCCTGATGATGAGGGTCTGTACACCGAGACGCAAGTGCAGCAACTGCGCGAGTCGTTTGAGCAGTCCGTCACAGACCCAAAAAACCAGCCGAGTCAGTACGGCACGGTGCCGATGGATTGGCATGACCGCGACACCGCCCTGCTGCGGCAGGCGTTGGAGGCTTTGGAGTGGTGCGAGCCTGCCGGCACTGTTGGCCATGGTGGTGTTGAGGCCCGCAAGCAAACCATCGCCGCACTGAAGGAGCGCCTGAAATGAATAAGTGGATGCAGAAAGCCATCGACACCGGCCCGCCAGAATTCAAGCGTTACGCCGAGTACGTTACCGAGGCAATGCCGGAAGTGACCCTCCCAGTGCTGCGCGATATGTACAAGCACAACGCCAGTGTGCGCGAATACCAAGCGCACCACGAACGAGTCGAGAAACAGTGGCAAGAAAACTGGAAAGAAAAAGCATGAGTAAACTCAAAACCCTGACCATCCCCGACCACCACAAAGTACAGGCCAAGGCCGTACTGAACGAAGCCATTGACGAAGCGCCGGACAGCGTGATTGTGCTGTGCTTCCACAAGGCTGAGAGCGTTTTCAAGATCAAGGTGTCCTCCGTGCCCGACCGGCTCATGCTGATCGGTGCGCTGGAGGAAGCGAAGGCAAAAGTCATTTCGGATGGGTATGTGTCATGAGTGGCGACCACAACATGTATCAAAACGACTTCAACCCCGACTGGGATACGGTCAAGGCGTTTGATGAACGTCATGCCGAAGACACCGCTCTGTTGCGGAAGGCTTTGGAGATGCTTGAAGACAACAGAGACGCGGTGGTCCGCGTGGAGCGTCCTCAGTACATGCGGGACTACTACGACCCGGTCATCGCCGCACTGAAGGAGCGCCTGGGGTTGGAGCAGAACAGATGACAGACAAGCGAAAGGTACGGACCCCTGTTGAGGACCGGATCAAGGCCATGACCTACGAGGAGGGGGACTGCCTGATCTGGACCGGGTACACCAACAACGGGGTGCCCATGGTGCGCTATTACCGACCAGACGGATCGCGGATCGCGTCCCCTGTGCGACGAGTGCTGGCAGAGCGGGCCGGGATGTACCTCAACAAGAACCTGATATGCACCCCGGCCTGCGGCAATCGTGACTGCGTCAAGCTAGAACACATCAAGCTGGCGAACCACAAGCATTTCATGGGGAGGGTGGCCGGGATCAACAAGACCCGAGCCGAGAACCCCGTGAGAGCCAGCAGGATCGCTGCCGCCAAGCGGGTAGGTCCAGGCGCCAAGTTGGACTGGGACAAGGTGCGGCGCATCCGCGAGGGTGGCGAGCGCACCACGGTGCTGGCGAAAGAGCTGGGCGTGACCACATCCGTCATCAAGCGGGTGCGCAACAATCAATCTTGGGTGGACTACACCAACCCGTTCACCGCGCTGCTCAGCAGGTAGCCCGCTCGAACCCACCAGGGCCGAACAGAGCCTGATCCAATCTGTCGGTGGCCCTTGCCACCACTGGCGTCCAGGCACCCGCCACGACGCTGCGCCACTTGCACACCTCGCGGTAGCTCACGCCCAGTTCCTTGGCGATGACGCGAACCGAGGGAGTGCGGGTGGACCAGTGCAACAGCATCACTTGCACTGCCTCCTTATTGGGCAAGCTGCTCGCAACGAGCGGCATCAAGTGGCTCACCAGACGAGCCACTGCCTCTGCCCGCTCCCCCACATCCCCATACATTGCCACCAGACTGTCGCGCTCTACGGGCGGCAGGGCTTCCATCTTCGCCAGGATCAGCGCCGACTCGCCGTGCAGCTCCAGGGGCGACATGCCACTACCCCCACCTGGGACAGATGCCGGGTCTGTCTTGGCGAACTCCGGCCTCCCGCGCACACGGTACGCGAAGCGGATGGCTTGGTCGCAAGACCGGAACTTCACATGCGCTCCACCATCACCATCACGCCGGGGCGGTCCGAGTACCGCTTCATGGCCGTGATGCTGGCGATCTGTTTGTCGTCCACCCAGACCACGCCATTGCCCCCATCGGCCACCGCCTTGACGATGTTGTCGATGTCCGGTTTGGAGGTGCAGGGACCATCCATGGCCTCGGTCTGTTTCTTCTTCGACCAGGACTGCGGGATCGAGTGACGCGACACAATCGTCACCCGCAGCGGCCCGTCAATCGGCGGCGCCTCGCCCATTGCCTCGCTCGCGGCATGGGCCACCAAGCCCTCATACGCCACCGTCTTGGCCGGCGTGTACATGCGGCCACCCTTGCCAGCCCTGGGCCTGCCCTTGCCCTGCGGCTCGCCGGGGATAAAGAACTCCACCATCATCATCTTTCCTTTCTCGGGCGACCCATCTTTTTCGGTGCCCGTGCCCTGGCTATCTTTTCTGTGGTGCGGTCCACCGCCTCGGGGCTGGGCATCTGCACCACCTCCCCGTGCAGGCCGAGCAGGGCGCTCTCCCACCGGGACACGAAATGCGCCGACACGCCGACAATCTCGCCGGTCTGCTTGCGCACGAAGATCACTTCCTCATGGGTGCAGCGCTTGTGCTTGTCCATGATCGAGCGGTAGGTCGGGGAACAGTCCCGACAGAACTCGATGTGCTTGGAGTACCGGCTGGTGATCCGCTCCTTTAGGGACCAGCAGGCGACGTACTCCTGCCATCGCGCATGGCCGTCGAAGCAGGGCGGCGGCTCGCAGGCAGCAGCTCCCCGGGCTACGGCGGCATCGAACTCCTTGCGGATCGGGATGCCTTGATGCTCGACGCAGGCCCCGAACAGACCAGGGATGCGGTCACAACCCTCCACCATGCAACGGGCGGTCCGCCCCGAGGGCGACCTAAACGCCACGAATCCTCTCCTCGGCCAGTGCCCGCAGCAGAGTCATCGCAACGTGTTCGATCTGTGGCCCGTTGGCCTCCTCCCAGGCGGCGACGTTGTGGTGCAGCGCGTCGTGGCAGTTGCGGCACAGTGGGATCGTGAAGTAGTCGGGCACCTTGGTGCCCATGCCCTTGTACCCGCTGCCGTAGATGTGGTGCGGATCGTCAGCCGGTCTGTTGCAGGAGCAGCACGGCAGGGCCTTCACCCAGTCCATGTACTTGCGGTCCTCGATGCGGCCAAGGTATCCAGAGCGCAGCGCCTGGGCGAAGGACATGTAACTGGGGATCGGCTTCATTACTGCTCGCCCTTCTGGTCCCGCAGAACTTCGACCAGTTTTTCCAGGGTGTGCGCCGCCTTCTCGATGTCCTGGTCACAGCCCTTCTGTTGTTCCCTGGCGAGGTAGACGATGGCGTTGCCCTTCATCCACCCCCGGTATTCCTCCGGGGTGAGCCACGCCTTGAGGACATCCCAAGGTTGGAACAGACCGAGGTCGTGGTAATGGCTGCCGCCAATCTGTTTGTCGTTTGCCTTCATGCTGCTCATGCTCCGTATGCGCGGCGCTCCGCTCGTTCGTTTGCATTCAACGTCTGCCACACGCCGACGCCCATCTTCGCCACCTCAAGCTGCCAGCGCAGATGCTCGCTCTGCTCGACAGCCACCTTCAGCCCTTCCAGCAACTGAAGGTACTCAGGGTGTGCCCTGGCCTCGCGCTCCTGGGCGGCGGTGGTCTTGTGTCCATCGACCTCGGCCTGCTTCATCAGGATGGCGAGCTTGGACTTCTTCATTTCCTCTAGGTGGGTACGCTGCGCGTAGGCTGCGGCGAAGTCAGCGGCCATGTCGCGCAACTCCTGAAGTCGGGCCTCAATCCTCTCGTTGCTCATTGCGAATTCTCCTCGATCACAGTCTGTTATTTGCCGCGCTTGCGACCGCGTTGCAGGATTTCTTCGGTGGTCCGCGTCGGGTAGTAGTTCTCCGGGATGCGGAACACCTTGTCCGGGTCCTCGATGGGCGGCTTGCCTACCGCCACGCCGGTCTCCAGGTCCTGGCCGTAGATCAGCTTGGCGCCCGGGAAGGTTTCTCGGATCTCATCGATCAGGGCGGCGACGTTCGGCATCCGCGCCCTATTCTGTTTGGCCTGCTCCTCTCGGCTCATTTCTTCTTCGCCTTGATGCGCGGGTCGTCGGTGACCTTGAGCTTCAGGATTTCGTTGCACACCATCTCCAGCTCCTGGCCGGTGATGATGACGCCGTGGTCCATCAGGTGTTCGGCTGCCTGTTGCAGGGCAAACTTGCGGGCTTTGGTGTCGATCTGGTCGGTGGTCTGGGTGCCGCCCCAGTCGCCCCTCATCTCGATCTCAAACGCCTGCTGCTTGACGATGGCCTTGTACTTATCCAGCTCGCGGCGAAGGCGGTCCACCTCGTCCAGGTACGGGTCGCGGGGGAATGGCTTGGGTTCCCATACTTCCCACGGGCTTGGGTTGGGGGTCGGTACTGACATGGCTGTCTCCTCTTAAAAATCTGTTGCCTGTTCCGCAGCCTTCACCCAGACACGCGGCCTAGGGTTGGAGCGGTCGTGGAATTGCAGGCAGTTGTCCATGAACCACAGCGGGATCGAGCCTTCCCATTGGCCGTGGCGCTGCTTGTCCACGAACAGGAAGAAGTCGGGTTTGTCGTCGTCGTCATCCGGTTTCTTCGGGGTCTTGAACACCGTGATGAAGTTGTCGGTCTGGTCCACGATGGCGCCCGTGCCCTTGGCGTCCTGCTTACCAGGACGGCTGCGCTCGTCCTCACGCTTGCGCGAGTGATGCACCAGATGAATGGCGATGTTCAAGTCCTTGGCGGCGGTACACAGGGCGGCGATGAATTTCTTCTGGCCGTTGTAGTCATCCTCATCGGCGACCACCTTCATCAGGCTGTCGATGAAGAAGTGCGTGACACCAAGCTGCTCCGCGCAGTAGTAGATGACCCCGAGTACCCGCTGCGGGGAGGTCTCGCCCTGCTGGTCGTAGAGCCACAGCTTGTCCACCAGACCGTCAAGGAAGTGGTCTATGTAGAGTTCGGTCGGGCGGTGCGTTGCGCAGGACTGCGAGGCCAGCCGGCGCAGGGTCTTGCGCGGCTTCATTTCAAACGAGGCGATGCAGCACCGCTCGCCCTGGGCCATCAGCGCCAGCGAGACGTAGCCCGTCACCATCGACTTCATGTGGCCGTTGAAGCCGGCCCAGATCGTGACCTCGCCCCGGCGCAGGCGGAACTTGTCCTCGGTCGAGGGCCATGGGAACACCGCCCCTTCCTCGTCGGCGTTGCCGTGGAACTCGTTGATGAGGTCTGTGCGGAAATCTGTTGGCGCTTTGATGCGCCCCAGGTCATCCTCTCGCGCCTGCATGTAGGAGTCGAAGTTGACCTCCTGCTCGCGCACCCTGGTCTGACGGTACTCGTCGAGTTGCACCGCGACCTTCTCGATTGAACTAAGCGTTGCCATCTGCCATCCTCAAAGCCGAATCAATACGTTCACAGGCGAGCTGGACTCGGCTCATGTCCGACTCGCTGAGCTTCTTGTTGCGCGACACATCACGCGCCGCCACCATCACCACCGTTGCCTCGAAAGCGATCACCCGCAACAGGTCGCTGGCGTAGAACCGGGGACCGTCGTTCTTGCGGGGCTTGGAGTAGTCAGTCTCGATCCGATCCGGGAACAGATCGGTCATGTCCATGCCCAGCGCGGAGATCACGTCGTAGGTCGAGCAGCCGCCGAAGCAGTGCAGCAGGATGCGACCGTCCGGGGTCTCGCGGATCGCCAGGGAAGGTGAGCGGTCGGCGTGTGCAGGGCAGCAGGCAGTCCAGCTACCGTTGCGACCCTTGACCTTCTCCAGTCGCGCCAGCAGGGGCTCGATCTTGCTCATACGCCACCCCTCGCCCACTGGTCCCACTTGTCCTCAGTCAGCGACTCCTCGTCCTCCCAGCGGGCTTGGTTGAGGAAGGTCGTTGCCATGGGGACGAACTGGCCGTTCTCCTTGAACCAGTCCTTGGTGCCGGCCTTGGCCTTGACGTAGTCGATGATCCGAGCGCGGAGGTCAGCGTCGGGCTTGAGCTTGATCCACGCCTTCTTGGCCGGCGCCTTGCCGTCCTTCTTCGGGTACACCCGCCAGAACGAATCGAACTCGTAGTCGCTGGGGGGTTGGGGGGTATTCTTGGTTATTGGTTCTTGGTTATTGGTTGGCAATGCGTCGGCATTGCTCTCCCTAATGCCCTGGGCATTGCCCTCCCCATTGCCCTGGGGAATGCCCTGGGCATTGCCATCTGTTTGCCCAGCCTTTGCCCAGCGCTTGGCAGCACCCTTGCGGGCGCCAGCTTCCATGAGGTGGTAGCGGGCAATTTCTTCCTCGGCCCGCTCGTTGACCCAGCCGGCGTCGGTCTTGTCGAAGAACTCGATCAGCACCGCCTCGATCTCGGCGACGTGGTCGCGCATAGCGATCAATCGAGCGCAAGCGGCAAAGTCCAGGGGGAGGGCACCCTCTTGGGTGTAGTAGGCGTCGAGCAGCCTGCGGTAGGCAAGGTCCTCGATCAGCGAAAGATGGCGGGTCTTGGCGACGTAGTCGCGCAAGTGGAAACGGTAGTAATACACGGCACTCCTCTTCGTTCAGCCTCCTCCCTTTGCAACCCCGAAGGGGCCGGGAAGCAGGTATGAAGGAGGCAAGTTCCCTGCGTTTCAGAATCGGTAGCGAGCCGCTTCCTATCCCGGCGAACACAAGTTTCCTTGTTGTTCAACAGTCTGGCAAGGGTTTTTATAAAGGTATTGTGATTTGGTCGGGAATGTGGCAACTTGTAGGGGAACCTTGTGGTTCGACTGTAGGCAACTGGAGAGAGTGGAATGCCGAAACACGAAACGCTGGGAACGCGCATTCGTGCCGTTCTCCATGAGCGCAACATGTCTCAGGCAGAGCTGGCACAACTGGTCGGCGTCAAGCAACAGACCGTGAGTTACATCTGTTCCGCCAAACCACCACACATCTCCACATACCCCACTAAGCTGCATGGTTGTTCTACAAGTTGCCTTGTGCAACAACGAGTTCCGCGATATAGTCACCTTGTACCGCTCGATTGCGCAGCGGGAAGAAGGAGTAACAAGGTGTCCGAACAAAGCTCGTACCTCCGGTTGGCGTCGATCAACGTCAACGACAAGACGGAGAAGAAACAGAATCTGACGTACCTGTCGTGGGCGTGGGCAGTCGATCAACTGCTGCGCGAAGACCCGGGCGCGACTTGGACCTACGCCATGGGCAAGGAAGTGGTGTCCGGTCCTGGCGAGCCGCCCGTGTTGGTGGACGTGCCATACGTCCGCATCGGCATGACGGCCATGGTGTTCTGCACCGTTCGCGCCTTCGACATCGAGCGCACCGCGCAGCTCCCGGTCATGGATCACCGCAACAAGGCGATCCCCAACCCGGACAGCTTCCAGGTGAACACCGCCATGCAGCGCTGCTTAGCCAAGGCCATCGCGCTCCACGGTCTGGGTCTCTACATCTACGCCGGGGAGGACCTGCCCTACGAGGACGCCGCCGAGCCGCCCAAACCCAAGGCAACCGCCGAGGAAGTGTCTGCTGCCCGCGCCAAGCTGAGCGACTGCGAGACCCGCGAGGAACTGCGCGAGACCTACGCCTTCCTGTCGGAAGAGCTGAAGGCCATCACCAAGGAATTCGTCGTCGCCCTGGCTAAGAGTCTGCCCAACAAGGAGGCCGCATGAAGCGCTACATCGGAACCAAGGTAGTCCTGGCATCGCCCATCAACCGCGAGGCGTACAACCGCCTGCGTGGCTGGGAAGTCCCCGCTGACGAAGACGGCGCGGATGAGGGCTACCTCGTCCAGTACCTGGACGGCGGCAAGCCCAACCACCCGAACTACCCGGGCTACGTGTCCTGGTCGCCGAAGGAACAGTTCGAGAACGCCTACCGCGCCACCGATAGTCTGTCCTTCGGCATGGCCGTGGACGCCCTGAAGCGCGGCCTCAAGGTCACCCGTCGCGGCTGGAACGGGCGGGGCATGTGGCTGCGTCTGGTGTCTGCCTCAGGGCTGCCGCCCGACCATCGGCCCTACATCGAGATGTTCACCGTGGACGGCAAGTACGTCCCCTGGGTGGCGAGCCAGTCCGATCTGTTGGTTGAGGACTGGGAGCTGGCGGAATGAGTGCGCCGCAACGATCCGAGGCTTGGTTCAAGGAACGCGAGGGCAAGCTGACCGCCTCCGTGTTCGGACAAGCAGCGGGTCTGGCGCCCGGGTCGCGGCAGCAGCTCTGGCGCCGGCTCGCTGGGCTGGAGACTTTCACTGGCAACTCCGCGACCCAATGGGGTGAGGAGAAAGAGCCGGTGGCCTTGGCCTGCTACGAGGCGGCCAAACAGATCAAGACCGATCTGTCCGGGTTCGTCCCGCACCCCGAATACGGGTGGTTGGGAGGAAGCCCTGACTTCATGGTCGGCTTGGAGGGAGGGGGCGAGATCAAGTGTCCCGCGTCTCAGGAGTTGTACCCCGAGATTCCTCCCTACTACATGGCCCAGGTGCAGGGGCTGATGGAGATCACCGACCGCGACTGGTGGGACTTCGTCTGCTGGACACCGAAGGCCATGAGCATCACGCGAGTGATGCGCAACCACGACTACTGGGACTGGCTGCATATCCGCTTGGCTGACTTTTGGTGCTGGGTTCAAGCCGGCGTCGAGCCGCCACGCGAGAAGAAGCAGAAGGTCCCTGTCTTCAGCATCCAGCTCTCTGAGCCCGACATCATCCAATTCACCAACATCTGAATTTCATCTGAATACCATGAGCTACGACAACACCAATACGGGCCTGCTTGCCAAGAACCAGCGCAAGGAGCAGGACAACCACCCCGACTACACCGGCAGCATCAACGTCGATGGCGTCGATTACTGGCTGAGTGCCTGGATCAAGACCGGCAAGGAAGGCGGCAAGCTGGAGGGACAGAAGTTCTTCAGTCTGTCGCTGCGTCCAAAGGACGGCCAGCAAGCCCCGCAACCGCAGCGCCAGCAGTACCAGCAGCAGCGCCCCGCTCCGCGTCAGGCCCCGCCCCAGCGTCAGTCGCGTCCGCAGTCCAACCAGGGCAGCGGGTTCGACGACATGGAAGATGACATCCCGTTCTGAGAACTGAGCCATGGACACCCCAAACGCCATGGCTCGGGCAACAGACCCGGACACCAGCCGCGAGGCTGCCGAGTCTGTTGACTCTGTCCAGATGGAGCGCATCGTCCTCGAAGCGATTGCCCAGTTCCCCAATGGCTGCATCGCCGATGAATTGGAGCGCGTCCTGCCGGGGTATCGATGGAACACCATCACACCCCGCTTTGCCCCGCTGATCCGCAAGGGTCTGATCTACGACACCGGGGAGCGCCGCAAGGCCCGCTCCGGTCGAAGCCAACGAGTGCTGCGTGTCGAAGACACCGTACTCGCAGTTCTTTCCAACCACCACTGAGGAACCACCGTGAACGAAGTCACCATCACCATCCCCGTCGATACCGTCAATGCCGCCCTGGCTGCGCTAAGCAAGTTTCCCTACGAACAAGCCCAGCCTCACATCGATCTGTTGCGCAGCCGCGCCAGCGCCGCGCTGGAGTCCGCGCAGCCGACCCCGGCTGAGGCCGAACTGGTGCAAAACGCTGAGGAGCAAGCGTGAACCACATCCAATCCCCGGACAACTCTGACCAGGGCATCGAGCGCTTGATCAAGTCCAAGGGTGCGGATGTGGCCCCGCGCATCACGCCGCAAGCCATCGAGGACAACATCGTCAGCGAACACTACTTCACGGCCCGCGATGGTCGCCGTGGTGCGCTGGCCGATGGAACCTACGTTGGTCGTGAGCGCCCGCAGCCGGACGAGGCTGACCTCGACGCCCTCGATCTGTTGACGTTCTGCGTCCTGGTGCTGAAGAACGGCTTCACCGTCACAGGTGAGTCGGCCTGCGCCAGCCCGGAAAACTTCGACGAGGAGGTCGGTCGCCGTGTCGCCCGCGCCAACGCCGTCAACAAGATTTGGCCCTTGATGGGCTACGAGCTGCGCAGCCAGCTCGCCAACCAGTAATTAACCACCGAAAGGAAAACCATGAGCAAGCGTATCTACCTCGTCACCGAATCCGCCTCCGACAAGGCGCGTCTGGTCGAGGCCGCCACTCCGGCCCAGGCCCTGCGCCACGTTGCCCGCAACGTCTACGCCGTCAAGCCCGCGAACACCTACGAGGTCGCCTCGCTGGTGAGCCGTGGCGTGGCCCTGGAGACCACCGACGAGCCGGTCACCGAGCCAGCCGAGGTCTGAAGTGGATTTCGTCCAGTACCAAGCGCTCGCCAATCGGACAGCGAAGAACCTGGGCGAAACCGGCGATCTGTTGCACTCGGCACTGGGGTTGGCTGGAGAGGCCGGCGAGTTCGTGGACTGCGTGAAGAAGCACACCGTCTACGGCAAGCCGCTCGACAAGGCCAACGCCATCGAGGAGCTGGGCGATCTGTTGTGGTTCGTGGCCCTGGGGTGCAAGTCCCTCGGGGTCTCGATGCAGATGATCGCCGAACAGAACATCGGCAAGCTCCGCGTCCGCTACCCGGATCAATACAGCGACGAGTTGGCGGCAGCCAGACTCGACAAGCAGGAGTAACCATGTCGAAACCCATCCTTGGGCTGGCCGATGTCGCCAGGATGTTCAACGTCAGCCGTGAAACCGCCCGCCGCTGGGCGGTGCTGAAGGTGGTCCCCGCCTTCAAGATTCACAAGAAGGGTCGCTGGCAGTTCTTGGCCGAGGACGTTGACAAGTTCCTCCGGGCTCGCCAAGCTGAAGGCGCTCCCGAGCAGGGGCAGAGCGCCAACTGAGGAGACTCACGATGGCGCTGTTCAAGAGGAAGGACACGACCGCTTGGTGGATGGACTACACCGACGCGGAAGGAAAGAGGGTGCGCGAATCCACCAGGACGGACAACAAGCAACTCGCCCGCGAGCTGCACGACAAGAGACTGGCCGAGGTCTGGGAACAGAAGCGGCTGGGCATCAAGCGTGACCGCAAGTTCGACGAGGCTGTTGCTCTGTTCCTGGAGGAGAAGCGCAAGAAGGGCATTGCCGCAATCAGCGACTACGAGGATCACTGCGACTGGTGGCTGTCCAAGTTCCGTGGACGGTCGCTGCGCTCGATCACGCAGGAGCTGATCGTGGAGACCATCAAGGAACGCGAGGCCATCAACTCGCCCGCAACCTGCAACCGCTACCTATCGACGCTGCGCGGGATGCTCCGCTTGGTGACGATCAAGTACAAGTGGCTGCGCCGCGACGAGATGCCCAACTTCTTCTTCTACGAAGAGCCCAAGGGACGGGTCCGCTGGTTGACCCCGGACGAGATCGCCAGACTGTTGGACGCGCTGCCGCCGCACTGGAAGGACATCGCACAGTTCTCCTTTGCGACCGGCCAGCGTCAGGCCAACGTGCTGAACCTCCGCTGGGAACAGATCGACTTGCAGAACCGCACCGTGGTCTTCGACTGGAAGGAGATGAAGGGTCGCCGCAGCCATGGCATCCCGCTCAACGATGCAGCGGTGGAAGTGCTGAGCCGCCGGATCGGGACGCACCACACCTACGTCTTCACCTACCAGGGTCACCCGATCAAGTCCTGTAGCTGGGACATGTGGCAGCGGGCGCTCAGGCGTGCTGGGATCGAGGACTTCCGGCCCCACGACATGCGGCACACCTGGGCATCGATGCTGGCCCAGCGCGGGGTCCCGGATGGGGTGCTACAGAAGCTGGGGGCGTGGCAGACGCCGAAGATGGTGGACCGCTACCGGCACCACGACACCGCCTCGCTGGCGCCCTACGCGGCGAAGGCCGACGAGGTGCTGGCGGCTACGTCACAGTTGCTGACACGGTCCCCTCGAAACAACTTGAAGGTCGTGAACTAAGTGGCGGAGAGGGTGGGATTCGAACCCACGGTACAGGAGACCCGTACGCCGGATTTCGAGTCTGTCACCCGCAGTCAGTTTCACGTAAGAGGGCGAAAAATTTCGCCCATCGTTTCAGAACCTTGCGCTCGATCCCTGCTCGGGTGTCGCATACTCAAGGCTGTGTCTGTGGCGACGAATTCCTGCGTCCCGCGACATTCATCTACACCGCGCACGGCACGTTTTCGTCACAGATATGCAGCCCACACCAAAGCTCCGTTTCATCGACCGGGAAATCACAGTCAAGTGCAAGCCAGGAGTCTTCGCTGTCGATAACACAGGCAGATACCAGGACTCCTACGTGCGGCGGGTCCGCATCCTCCAGCAGTGGGTCGAGGACTCCGAGGGCCGGGGGTGCTGGATGGACGTGCCGCATGTGGAGTCGGAATGAGCGGCCACGACGAAGAGGACCTGGATGTCTGCACCCACCGACGAATCCAACAACTCTGCACAGACTGTCGAGTCGAGGCCCTGGAGTCTGCGCTCTGGCGAATCATCCGGAGCTGCAACTACAAGGGCGACTGGCACAAGCGATTGGACGCAGCCATCGCCAACGCCAAAGAACTCCTGGCGCGGGGTCATGCGTGACCTGTTCACGGCAATCCTGCTGGTGATCCCCCCGTTCGTCCTGGGGGCGATCACCGGCCTGATCCTCAGCGCCTACGTCCTCGGTTACGAGACCGTCGTCAGGCGCGTCCTGGGCTGATTACTTCCGGCCCTGGTCCCGCTTGATGCGGGCCGTCTCGATCTCCTTGGCGATCTTGTTGCGCTCGCCGTAGAGGTAGTCCATCTGTTTGCGCTTCTCAGCGCCGGACATCTTGGGGTCGCGCTCGATCATCTTGATCGCGTTGTTGATGTCGGTGAGTTGCCGCTTGATCCCGTTGTAGCCGGACTCCAGCTCCAGAACAGATTCGTTGGCCTTGTAGTATTCCTGGGCCTCGGCGGTCTTGCCCTGCTTGACCAGATTGCGGAGGTCTGCTCCGGCCCGCGCTGCCTTCTCAGCGGTCTCGTAGAAGCTGGTGACGTACTTGGACTGGGTCATCGGAAGGTCGCGGACGTAGTTGCCAATCACGAACATGTCGTCTGTCCGCAAGTCCGGGATCGCGCCCTCGCGGGCCGCTGCCATGGCGTAGTACGAGTTGATCTGCACCACCGTGCCCAACCAGCCCAGGTATGCCCGCATGGCGTAGTCGTACTGGAGCGGGGACATCTTCATCGACTCCGCATCCAGGCCGGTCATTGCGCTGATCCCGTTCGCCACCATGCTGTTGACGCCGGCCATGGCGATGGCAGCGCCGGAGGTGCGAGCGTTGACGCGCTGATCGGCGGACATGTTCTTCATGGCCTCGGTCTCGATGGGCCGGTCGGACAGGGACTCCTTGTTGCGAGCGATGTCGTAAAGCGGACGGATGACTTGCGGGATGGGGTTGATGGCGAAGTTGTCCGACAGCAGCGCCTTCATGCGCTGGCCGAAGACCTTGCCCTCCACGTCCTTGTCGATGATCTGTTCCAGGACCCGCTCGGCCACCGTGGACATCGCGCCCATTTCAAACGGCTTGGGAATGCGGATGGCCTTGTCCATGCCCGGGAGCTTGAACCAGAAGTACATGTCCCGGTCCCAGTCCTCGCGCTTCTTGAACTCCTCGTCGTCCTTGTACGTGAGGTACAGGGCGAGGCCCGCCAGGACAACAGACGCCGTGGTGTAGCCGAACTTGGCAGCCTTGGCCCGCTCGCTGGCAGTGGCCGTGCCACGCATCACCTTGACCGCAGGGCTGACGCCGTCGCGGCCCAGCTTGTAGAGGCCCTGGAGGCGGGCGTTGAAGTACGGCAGGATTTGGTTCAGGTAGCGGATGGCACCCCAGGCCCCGGTCAGGCTGAAGTCCTGGAGATCGCGGGCAGCAAAGGACGCCTCCAGGTGCGAGGCTCCCTGCTCGCGCATCTGGTTGTAGAGCGCCACGCGGTTGGCGTTCTCCATCGCGTCCGAGATGTCGTCGTACTTGTCCCAGAGCTGACGCGCCAGCTTCTTCGCCTTGGATGGGCTGTCGATGATGTCGTCAGTGCTGACACCCTTGGCGACCAGACGCTTCACAGCCTCCGATCTGTCGCCGTCGAAGGCGTTGCCCATCGTGAAGATGCCGCCGCCGGCCAGGATGCCGCCTCGGCTTTCCTCGAATGCCTTGATGCCGGCGTACACGTTCTTCACCGGGTTGGCTGACAGCTCGCTTACGCCAATGGACTGGATCGAGTCGCGGATCAGGTTGTTGATCTTGAACGTGGGCGACAGTGCAACCAGTCTGGTCAGCATTGTCTTGAAAGGGCGAGCGACCTGGAGGAAGAAGTCGTTGTGATCCAGCCCGGTCACAGACGCCAGTGACTGCAACAGGAACGGGTCGTCGATCCTGTAGTGGGTCGCCTTACCGTTCTCCATGACCTTGGCCGTGTCCTTGAGCGGGACCACGTTGCCGTTGCTGTCCTCGCCCATCACGTCGCTGATCGGCTTGATCTTGGTGACCGTGCCGCCCAGCTTAGACGCCTCATCCAGGGTGAACCTGGACGCGCTGTTCTTCATCGACGCCGACAGGATGTGCGACCAGTTCATCAGCGTGTTCTGCATCAGGTCATTGAGCGGACGCTCGCTGCCCTTCAGGGTCTTGCTGAAGTATTGGTTCAGGCTGCCGGACGAAGTCATCGCGCCGGACAGGGTGCCGTCCTCCTCCATGTAGCGGTAGAAGGGCACGTACCAGATGTCGCTGGCAAACTTCTTGTACCCCTTCTCGTCGATCAGTCCAGCCTTGAAGGCCACGTCCAGAACAGACCTGTTGATGTCGTTCATGCCACGCAAGGCGGCAGCGTAGGCTTCCGTGCGGGACTTGCCATCGGGCATCTTGCCGAGGTTTAGCTTCTGGAGCTTGTTGATCTCGTCGTCGGTGAAGTACAGCTCGCG